TAATTTACTCCTAAGTTGTTTGAGGGTAGATAGGTAGGACTTTTTAACCTTGCCTTAACTAAAGTCTAAAGTTAAGCTATCTACCCCATGTTTTAAACCATACAGGAATATTTTGTTTATATCAAGCTGATTTACCAAATATTTTCTCAATTTCTCTATCAACCTCTAATTTCTTAGCTTTTGAAAGCATATTGTAGCTCAATCTACCTCTAACACTCCTGATCCTACTCCTTAATTTAGCTTTTTCAGGGTTGCTATGGTATCGTTGTCGTTCTTTTTCAAGCAATTCAGGATTGTTGGCTCTCCTCTCCCTAAGTTTTGCATTAATTTTCTCCTTATTTTTTTCGTAATAGCTCATTTTTTCTCCTAAAATGGTGGTAGATCATCATCTTCTACTTGTTTTTTTCTTGCCTGTTCTTCTTGCCAATCTCTGAGATGTTGTGAAACTTGATGAGTTTCTCCTGTTCTTTGTTGATACTTGCCATCTTGATTGTATTCATCTGTATTGGGTTTAAAAGTGTTTACTTCTCCATAGAATTTGCCACCCTTACTCCTCTTAACATCAATGTTGATCCAATCATCATCATTGTTTTGACTTTCCAGATACTCAATCAACTCTTTTTTTCTAATGCTGACCTTAAAAAATATAAATTGTTTTTCACTAGTTTCTATGTTTTTTGTAAGATCGGTTTCATTAAAATACAGACCTTTGCAAAATTCTTTTGTGTTATCGTATGCCATTTTCATCTCCATAATGATATTCTTTAATTAATTTAATGCTTTCATCTACAATGTTGCCTTGATAATTATCAGGTTTATCAACTAAACCATTTGCTTTACCTTTAAGCAAACATTCTGCAAACTCACTTAAATTGCTGATTAGGTAATTGATAAAGTCTTGGTTGTAATCAATCTGCCATATTCTGCAAACTGTTGGTGTATAGTTTATTAAGTAAGTTTTCTCTATTTTTTTACCCAAACAAGATAAAATATGTTGCTGACCATAGACTTGTGGCAACCACAGTTTGTTGAACTCCTCATACTTATCTCGCATTGAACATTTAACCTCTATGATTGTGGTTTCATCTTGTGAAATGCCATCAGGTGTTGTAGAAATACTTACAGTTTCCTTGCCTTTAGGTAAGTTAAGCCAATTTTGAATGATGTAATTTTGCTGATCCTTGAGATAGTCTTTAGGTATCTGCTTAAAATGTTTTACATAAAAAGCTATCCCAAACTTTTCATTAAAATTTCCATGAGCAACATATTTCATCATGTGTTTTGGTATTTGTGGCTCTTTACCTTGCAACTGTAATTCCAACATTTCTTTTCTTGGTGTATATTGACCAAAAATATAATTAGCAAATTGGCTACTTCTTAGATTTAGGTTTTTCATTCTTCATCTCCAATTTTTCTATTAATATCAATGCTTTAGCTAATTGTTCCTTGCTTGTTTCATTTGGATTTTCCAACTCTAATTCTTCAGGTGTGCCTGATCCATTGTGGAAAACTTGAATACCAAGACCAAAAAGAGCAACTGTTTTAACAAAACATCTTTGCATATTGTCTTGTATATCATCAGCATTGGGATTTGCTATCGCATTGTATTTGTTATCATATACAGGCAACCAATGTTCCCTGCTTAAATGATCTATTTCTACCCTACAATGCAACATCATAGTGCCATCTTCAAACTTCTCGCTAGGTAGCCAAACAACCCTATATTGAGGATAAAAATGGCTCAAAATTGCCCTAGCATAAGACCAAGACAGATAAGAAAACTGCCCTTTAGTGTCTAAATAAGGACTTACATCAATTTTGCTGAGAGTTTCCCAAACTTCTTTGTATGTTAGGTTGCTTTCTTCTGATCTTCCTATTATTTCTTCTGTATCATAATTGTACATCATTTTTTACCACCTCTAAGTTTTCTTGCTCTAACAAAGATATAACCCTGTAAACTCTATCAGGATTGATCTCCTGTAAAGCATCTTTGAGCTGATATGCTTGTTTTTCTGTTGGTAATTCTGTGTTTTGTGTCATATACCAATCAGTAGAACTTTCACTATATTTTTGAATGATTATAAATTTCATATTTTACTCCTCATCACTAACTTTTAAATTGTGTTTTTTAAGTGTTCTTTTATGCAAATCTTTTTTAAGTTTATCTGCAAATATATCTGCACTATCTCCAAAGCCACTTATGATTACATGGTCATCAAACCATTTATCTTCTGCTTTTTTGATTTTATCTGCCTGTTTTTTTGTTATGTTTTGCTTTTTCATATTATCTCCAAAGTTAAAATTAAGGATAGATAGTCCCTCTTTGTACATTGGTTTACTATCCGATAGAGTGCATTTAATCTATCTATCCCATAATGTATCAGATTATATGAAATATTTGGTTTTGTCAAAAGAAATATTTATATTATATAAAAGAAATATCTTGTAATAATCCCCTATATAATATATATATAATAAATGAGTATGGAAAAACAAAAACAAGGACAAAGAAATATATATATTATTAAATATATATATAAAGAAAAAACTCTTTTTTAACATTTTTCCGATCAAAAAGCAAATAGGAGTAGATTATGAGTGAATATAGAGATTACATAGAACAAAATTATGATGATATATTGGTGCAATGGCAGAAATATATTATTGAAATAAATAAGGTTAGATCCTCTTTTGGACTTCCTGACAGGGTGTTTTCAAGCCAAGAAGAACAGGAATTTGAGAGACAGTATGTCGAGGAGAGGGCAATATGAGTAAAGAATATTGGGTAGGAGTAAATTTTGAAGAAGGTTTTTCAGTAAAAGTAAAAGCTGATAGTAAAGAACAAGCAAAACAAAAAGTGTTTGATATGGTAGATGAGTATGGAGCTTGTGTTATAAGTGATGAAGTACCGAAGTACCATGATAAAAATGTTTATCATAGAGATTGGACAGTATATGTAGAGGAAAAAGATGATGAGTAAAAAAATTACATATCAAGAACATGGAGATACAAAAACAGAATACATAGATCAGTATGGAGATAAAATGTCAGATGAAGAAATTGAAAAATTAAAAGAGCAAGATGAACAAGAGGTAAGCAATAATGATTAGACTTGGAGATGAAATGCTTGAAAAAGCAGTACATAAAATATCAGAACTTGGGCAGGAACTAGCTAAATGGGAGAGTTTATATGAAAAATATAGCCAAGAGATGAAATATGAGAGGGATCTAGCATACATTGACCTTATGAAAAACAAGATGACTGCTACCGAGAGAACTGCTATTGCCAATACTCAACCTCAAGTAGTTAAGTATATTGAGCTTATGGCAGAGTCTAAGGAGAAGTACATAGGATTAAGACATAAGATAAAAAGTGCTGAACTCTTTTGCGACCTTTTCAGGACTCAATCTGCAAATATTAGGAGAGAGAAAAAATTTTATCAGGAATTAAGTTAAACAAAACAGGAGAACATGATGAATATATTAAAAATTAAAGACTTGGTTTATCAAGTGCTAGAAGAAAATCCGATAGCTAGGGATAATGACAATATACTCGTGGCTATGGTTTGGTATATGCAATTAAACAATATGGGATATCAAGGCAGTAGAGACTTTATGACTATTTTGGGAGTAGATGAACTATCTAAATATGAGTCTATTAGTAGATGTGCTAGGAAAATTAAAGAAGATAATCCTAGTTTACGAGGTAGCAATTATACCCAAAGACAACAAGAGCAAACATCTGTGGTAAGACAGATTAGGAGTTTTAAATAATGGCAAACTTTTTACACGACTTTTTTAAAAAAGAAAAAGACCTAGAGAAATATGTTGAAAATGCTATGGCAGAACAGGATCAAGCAGTTATGAGATTATCTCAACAAAGAAGATTAATTTATAACACATTGGAAAGCATATCCATGTTGTTAAGTAATCATGATATTGCTGAGTTTACTGATAATAGAGATTATGTTCATTTAACAAAATCTAAAACAATATTAGAAGAATGGTTGAAAAGAATAGACAGGCAAATTGATCTCATCTAAAATGGTCAAATGCCTAAACCTAAAAAAGAAATTATTAAACAATATGAAAAGATGATAGCATTTGGGTGTGTAGTATGTAAAAAAATGTATGGTATCTACACCCCACCTTGTATACATCATTTTACAGGAGCAGGAATGGGATTGAAAAACAAAGAAAAGTTTATACCTTTATGTCATCATCATCATCAAGGCAAAGAGGGAATACACCATATAGGAAAATTTACTTGGGAAGAACGTTTCGGAACTCAAGAAGAACTGCTAGAATATTATAAGGAACATGAAAGCTGAGTTATTAACATTACTAATACCCTCAACTCAATCATTTGAGCTATCCTCTACCCACCATAATAAAACCACTTCCGAAGATATCAATATGCTCTTGTCGTATTCTAACCTTGATAAAAAAGAATATAGTCTTTTATTGATGAAGTATGTAGATGATAAGACTTCTGAGAGTACATTATTTGATGAATTATTTGATGAGGTGTGCGAGATTTTTTTAAAAAGAGAAGTGCCAAAAGAATGTGGAATGATAAGGAAGTTTCTTAATACTGCTATTATTGAGTGTTGTGTTGAGAAGTGTGTGGTATGTCAAGGCACAGGATATTTAAAGACAACCGACTCTATTGATAAGTGTCCTCATTGTGATGGAACAGGCGAGTTTATTTATGATGACCATGTAAGATCCTCAATCATGGGAGTTAAAAAAAATTACTTTATCAAATACAAAAAAGAGTATGAGAGTATTATTGAGAAAATTAATACGATTGAAAATTCAGCATTGAGCAAGATAGGTGATACATGAGACAAGAAAAATTTGAATTTGCACAAAGAACATTTAAGCATATCCCAACAGATAGTGAGATTATAGTGCCTGTGTCTGGTGGGAAAGATAGTACAGCTACCCTTATCCTTGCATTACAGCATTTTGATAAGAAAAAAATAATACCCTTACATTACAATACAGGGTGGGATCACCCCAAGACTTATAAATATTTTGATTATATCGAACAAAATACAGGAATAGAGATACAATATACAAAAACAGATGAATACCCAACAATGATAGATTATATTAGGCATCAATTATCAAATGGTAAAGGTTTCCCACACAGAATGGCTAGATATTGCACTAGAAAATTTAAAAGGGATAATTTAAAGTCTTGGTTTAAAGACAATGGTTTTTATAAAAACAGAAAAGCACAATGCTGGTTGGGAATAAGATCAGATGAGAGTTATCAAAGAAAAAAAAGATATGGAGATTTAGACTCAGCAGAAATACATTCTTATCGAGATGTTTTCCCTGATTATCCAAAAATGCTAGATAGAAATGTGAGTTTAAGATTTCCAATTATAGATTGGTCTACTTATGATTGCTTTGAACACATTAGAGATTATGGTTGGAAGCATAACTCTTTGTATGACGAGGGATCAAACAGAGTAGGTTGCTATCCCTGTCTATTGGCTAGTAAGAAAAAACAAACAGAGGAATTTAATACTGAGTTTGGTCAGCATCAATTAAAATTTATAAAAGATTTAGAAAAAGAATTTGGTGTGAAATACGAAATGTATGATGAAGATCAAGGTTCTTGTGAGATTTGTAATATTTAAAATAGGTGATACATGATTGCATTCCCTAATAAAAAATACAAAACTATT